TATTGACCTTCTGTAACATTGTTAAGTGCTGTTGGTTCAGCAGTATCAATGTCTCCAGCAGCTGATCCTGAGTGAGCAACTGTAAATCCACCACCTGTTACAGTAGTTCCATTTATAGCAGTTGTTACAGCAGCATTAGCTGTTGTGATTGCTCCACCTAATACAGAAATAATTTTAATAATTTTTCCATCATCAGGTACAGCAATGTTAACTGAACTAGCAGCAGACACATCGTCTAATCTAGCAGTTAAAAAGTAGTCATTAAGTGTTCGCATTTTTTTTCCTATGTTTGCTTCGTTCCGTCTTTAGACTTCAAAGACCAAACTAAGTTAAGTTAGATATAGGGGAGAATAATCCCCCCTATATTTTTGGTTTATTATGATGTTGTTAAGTCTGCAACAATTCCTGAACCAGATTCGTTTCTAGATTCAAGAGTGTACTCAACTAACAAGAATTGCTTCATAGCATCACCAGTTTTTGCTAAATCTTCTAAAGAGAAATCTCTTAAGAAAGCTACAGCAAATAAATCTGGAGTGATTACAAAAGCATCTCTAGCTCTTTGAAATCTGTTTGGTGTTACTTGTAAAGCACCGAAATCAGATTCGTACACATCAACCGCAGCAACTAATCTTTTGTTTTCAGCTGGGTCAAATCTTGTAGATCCACCTGTAAAACCAGAAAGTTTCTGCTTGTTGAAAGAACCAACCATAACCATTGAAGGGTCTCCACCGTTATCCCATACTGATTTGATAACAGTTTTTAGTTGATCTTCTGTGAAAGCTCTTTGAGTTCCATCAGTTCTAGCATTTGTTCCAGAAGTTCCTGGAGCAGATCCGCCAGATCCAGCACTTTGGTTAGTTTTTAACCAAGATCCTAGTCCTGAAAGTTCTCTAGCTGTTGAGTCATCCCCAGCAACTTGAGCATTGTTGTCGCAAAGCGATGTTTCCATATCTCTTTTAAGCTCTTTTGATGCTTTAGAGATTTGGTATGCAAGCTCAGAATTTCTTCCAGCTTTGTTAACCGCTTCTAACGTTCCGGAAATGATAACAGATTTAGTTGCAATCTGAGTAACGTTTCCTCTTCTTGTTGTGCTAGACGGAGCAGAGAATGATACTTCATCTCCTTCAATCTGAGCATTAGATGCACTAGCAGCTGCTAATGAGTCTAGTTGCCATTCATGGTTAACAGCAGTCGCTTTTGATTTTGCGATGCTTGACATGAAAGGCGTATCAGTTGGAGATATATTATAGATAATATCTGTAAGATCTTCTCTAAGTCCAACTGCATCGTACTTACTATATGTGCCTGATACTTGAGCCATATTATTTTCCTTTTATTTTTTGTTGGTTATAATGTCATAGAAGATGCTTGCGGCATCGTTGACATTGCCTGATTTTTTGAGACGACCCAACTTTTCCTTACGCTTTTGGAAGTTAATATCACCACTATCTTTTTTCACACCTGAAGATAAAAACTTACCTGGTTTAGATGCTTGCGCAGCTGACATAGGTTTTACATTTTTCATATTACGGTACTTTAAAGCATCGTTAACTAACATAACAATTCTATGGTCATAGATTTGTCCAATCTCAGCATCTTTAAATCCATAAGAATTTAAAAAATTTCTAAGATTATTTTTAGTTGTACTAGCTTTTTGAGCATCATTAAACTCTGGCATTTTTTCTGCCAAGATTTTTTGTTGCTCTTGTACATATGAACTAAGTTGTCTTTGTTGTTCCTGTTGTAACTTCTGAGCAGCTTCTATCATCTTCTCTTTTTTAAGGCGAAGTTGACGTTCTACTCTAGTTGCTTCAACTGGATCTTCTTCATACAATTTATTCAGATCAACATTACTTGCTTCTGAATTTAATTGTTGTTGTGTAAAAGCTAAGATTTGATTTAATTCCGATAAACGTTTGGAATAGTCTTGCCTTTGTTGATCCGCTTCAGACATAAATTGCTTTTTTTCAAAAGATAATTCTTCTGTCTTTCTACGGTAGTCAGCATCTCTGGAATAACCTCTTTTTAATTCATCTAAGGTAACCTTTAATTCTTGACCAGCTACTTTTACAGTAAAGGTGGAATCAGGTTCTTTCTGAATATCATCTGTTTGTTCCTCAGATACTTCAGTTTCAGAAACTTCACTAGTCTCTTGTTCGGTTTCTGTTTGCGTTTCTTCTTGAACCTCAGGTTGATCTGTTTCAGATTCCTGTTTTATTGGTTCTTCAGTAACGTCTTGTTTTTCTTGAACTTGAGCATTTTGCTCAGGTTTATTTTCAGCTTCTGGTTTTGTAACCTCAGCTTTTTTTTCACTTACTTTTCCAGTTTGCGGATTAAGCAATCCTGAAATTGATTTTGCAGCTATCTGCACATCAGACGAAGCTCCCTTTACAGGGTTAGCCATGAACTCTGACATATTTTCTCCTTTTGGTTGAAGTTCCGCAATAATGCGGTTGACCTATTCTAATTTTTATTATTAGAATTTTTGACCCTCAATGGATTTTCTGAAATCTTCTAATTGTCTCTTAGCAAGTTTTCCAGTTTCCATTATCTCAATAAAGTGTTGTTCCACTTTGTTAACAATTTGATATGCTAGCCATAATTTTTCTCTAGCATCTTGTTCGTTAACGCCTGTATTTAACAGACTTTGAGAGTACAATTTCTTTAAATTCTCAATCGCTTCTACAAAAATTGGATTTGATAAACCCAGTCTTGCTTTTTCTGATCTACTAACTTCCGATTGGAGTTTCGTTTGATCCGTTTGTTGCATTTAATTCCTGTATCTGTTGTCCAAATTCTTGCGTAGCTTTTTGTGCTGCCATTAAATTTTTAGAAGCATTGTTTAATCTTGTCTTAGTTAAGTCAGCTTCTGCTTTTAATTTAGCAGCATCAATTTGTGTATTATACTTTAACTCTAATTCTTTCATTTTTGTCTGAAAGTCAAGTTGCATTTTAGAGTTATTCATTTGTAACTCTTGAAACTGTAATTCTAAATCAGCTTGTTTTCGTTTGTTTTCACTATCTATTCTAGTAAATTCAATCTTTTCAATAGGCGTTAAAGATGGTGGTTGAGGTGGTTGAACATACTGCATACCCACATCTGGGTTAACAAAATAATTCTCTGTATTTTTAAGACCAGCATTTTCAATCATCTTAGATAACGTATTATAAATATTTTTTAACGTTACCATTGGATATTCTTTTCCGCCTTGTAAATTAAATGCTTGTAATTGTTTTTCAAGAATACTGTTTAATATTACTAATTGTTGTTCTTTAGAACCAGAACCTAATCCAACTACAATATTAATATTATATTTGTCTTTCCATTCAGTTGGTCTCACCGGTACAAAAACATTATTTAACTGTACCATTCTTTCAACTTCTTGGTATTTAACTGTTAATTCAAAAATCTTTTCAAATAATTCTTTAACGCCAGTCTCAGCAAATATTCTAGCAATTAACTCCATACGCATTTGCGTTTGCGTCATTAGAGTATTAATTCCTGTTGCAGTTTTATTTAAACTATCTGCATCTAATCCTTGTGCGTATCTTGTAACACCAGTTCTAGTTTCTCTAACTGTGTCTAAGTATTCAAGTAATGGAAATGCTTGTTGAGAAATTGTTTGGTTTTGCATTGGCAACATAACTTGAGAGGGTGGTTGTTTCGTTCTTACAACTCCGCCTGGTCTTGCCGTTAGTAAATCATCAAGATTTACCATTCCATCCATAATCGCAATACGATTATTATTTGTTAGGTACATATTGTCTAACAACTGTCTTAAAACTGTAGATTTAATTAATTGAATATCTTGTACTAATTCAGAAACCGATCTGCCATAAAATCTATGTGGCATTGGGATTGGAGTTAATGAACAGAAAGGAATAGAATCTACTTCAACATTTTCTAAAATATCATTTGCACTATCGCCAACAACAGTAATCTTTCTTAATTCTGCAAGACCATCTCCATCGTAATCTAATCTTACATAACATTCAAAAACGTCAATGGCATCTGTTGAAGCATCTGGTGATGAAGCAAAAGGATATTCGTCTATATCAGAATATCTAGTTAGCTTTTCAGAGTTAAAAATAATTTCTTGTGAATGAGGGAGTGATGCTATCATTTCAGCATCATAACCCATTTGTATTAATTCTGTTCTAGTCTTAGTTGTTCTATGCGCTACAAAATTTGAATCTTCTATTGTCTTAGCATTTCTTTGTATTAAAAATTCTTCTGGTGGTACGTTTTCAATTTTAACTCTACCTTCATTTGAATATCTTTTAATTTTAATATGATGAAGTTTTGGTCTTGGTAAATTTAAAACTTGACCCTGTTGACTTGCAACTTGTTCTAATATTTTTATTTGTTCGTCTTGTGATTCATCTTCTTCTTCTTCATGTTCTAAAACTTCAACATCATCTTGATTGATAATAGATTGGTAAGAATCTTCGTTTAAATTTTCATAAGTTTCATGTTCAGCTTTTTTAATATCTTCCCAATAAACTTTAACGATACCGTTCTTTTCTAAAAGAGCATCTTTGAACCAATTGTATAAAATTGTAAATCCTGGATTATCTTTATTAAAAATATAATTAATATAATTTGTTGCTTGTTCAGCAAGCTGCACATCTTCAGCTTTTACTGGTTCACAAATAACTGTTCTGTCAGATGCTGTAAAAATTCGTAGAAGATTTGGTAATATTGTTTCAATGGTATCTGCAACATCGGTTGATACTACTTGTGAACGACCATCTATTTCTGTTCCAAGTTTTTCACCTAAATAATATTCAAGAGATTTTTTTCTTTGTTCAGATAACTGACCACCAAGATAACCTAATGCTCCGTTTATTTCTGAATTTAAAATTGCTCTTATTTCTTCATTTGATAATTTTGCCATATTAAATAATGTAATTCGTATTTACTTCTATCTTTTTTTTCCAATTTGTCATCTCAATTCCATAACCCACAATACCTGTTCTTAAAGCATCAGCGGCATGGCTTGCGAAATTATGTATGGGTCTGTTCCTAAAACATTGGTTCGTATCATCCCATTTCTTTTGGTATGATTTTAAACACTCTATACCATAATGGCATTTATTTTTGTCAAACCAACAGTTAGGTAAAGACTTTCTTACTGCTTCAATCCCATCTTCTAAAGATAGTTTTGGCGCAACCTCAAATGCTATACCTAATTCTAAGGCAGTTTCCAACCTTGATTTACCATAAGCTCCTAATTCTCTAACCTTAATATCATGTGGAGCAATATGTCTTGAATACTTGTAGTTTTTGCTTTCAATAATATTAGCATAATGGTCTAATCCTTCACCGGCATTTTCGTAAAAATCTATTAATCTTATTTCGCCTTTATGTCTCTGTGCAAACCAAATAACAGTAGAATCATTCATTCCTAAATCCCACCATGTTTCAACTGGTAGTGCTTTGTCATATAAATTATCAACT